GGGAGGTAGGGGAGGGCTTTGTCGAGGTGGGGGAGGGCCTGGGCAGCTTCGGCTGAGAGAAGCCCGAGAGCTTTTTCAGCGGCTGCTTCGCTTAGGGCCTCGACAACTGGAGCCATGAACTCCGAGACGGGGACGCTCGCGACACCCTCGGCGGGGATAGGATTGCCCTCGTCATCGAAAGCGAGAAGGTGGTTCGCTCGTTCGGCCGACCCGGGGAGATCTGCGGAGGTTGTCGTGTCGCTGATGGGGAAGCGCACGATTCGCCCGACAACCTCGCGTTGCTGCTGGATCATTGCCACTGCGCGATCGTGCATCAGCTCGACCACGTCGGCATCGAGCCCGGCCCCATTGGCCAGGTCAACTGGTTGGGTTATCTCGAGCTCGCGGTAGATCGTCAGGAGCGTTGCGGTTGCGTCCCAATCCGTGAGCCGCGTTACCGTACCCGAGTCGTCGGGGCTGCTTACGGAATAATCAACTCCCTGTACCAGCTCGATATTGCCGCTCGGGGTGGAGATAACCGCATATATCTCGTCCGGATCCCAGAAGGTGAAGTCGAATGGGAAGCTTGCCGGGACGGGGGCAGCTAGATTGTATTGCTTCTTCGAGTTGACTGTCTCGAGGGACATTGGTTAGACCTCCTCGAGGAAGAGCTTCGCGCTGTAGATCCCGCCCGAGCTCGCGCAGAGCGCGCGTAGTCGTATGTCGGTCTTTTCGGGGAAGGTGAAACTCCGGACCTTCTCGAGTTCGATCTGGACAGGGTTCATCGGTGGGGCGCACTCGATGGGGAAGACGTGGCGTAGTACGCCGTCGTTGTAGCCCTGCTCCGCGAGGAAGATGGTCCCGAGCTGCGCGCGGCCGGAGACGATGATGGAGGTTGCGCGGTACGTCTTGCCGGCGGGGATCGTGAGCATGCCCGAGTAGGCCTGGCCGTAACCAGCGAGGATCTTCACCTGGCCCGAGGTGATCGTCGGCGGGACGCCGGCCGAATAGGTCCCGCCGGTCCCCGCGACTAGGATGTATATATCGCCGGCGTTCACGAGGCCGGTCCCTACGGATATCACGGCCGCGCCGAAGACCCGCTTGAATAACTTCAACCCGGTCACCTTAGTCTGGCCGTTCAGGGTGATATCCTCGTAGAGCTGCCTGTACTCCGCATCGAGACCGACGACGCGGACGACCCGAGCCCCGGTGCCCGCCGCAGCGTCCGCAGCGTTCGAGCTCGATACGTCGACGGGACTCGCCGAGGCGAGGGTGGTCCGGAACGACTGGGACTGGTTGAACTCGGAGAGATCGATGAGGGACGCTGGTACTACCGTCGCGCGCCCGATGAGCGCGATGTGCTTGCCGCCGGCGAGATCCAGGATATCCATAGCGTACTCCTTTCCGGCTGTCGCCGGCCTTTTCCTTGACTACTTCTTCCGTCCAAGAAGGGCCGCGGGGCCCTCGCTCGTCGCCCGAACCACGTCCTTGATCGCCTGTGTAGGGATGCCGGCCCCGATACCGACGCCCTCGAGGGTGGTCAGCATGCCGCGGCCGAGTCGCTCGGTGTTCTGGTTCCAGAGGCCATCGAGCATGGTTGCTGCTCCGCCGAGTCCTTTCTCGGCCGCGGGTAGGAGCGTTGAAGCAAGCCGCGTCTCCCGGTCCCCGGTCAGGCCGGCCCGGACAAGGTCGGTAGCCAGGCTGCCAACGAAGGGGACGGAATCTGTGAACTGGGTGAACGCGGAGAAGATCCAGTCCCGGCGCTTTTCCTCGTCATCGTCGCCTCGGGTCCCGGTGACTAGGGTTATAGACAATCCGCAGAGGGCATAGGCAACCGCGATTCCGATCGCCCGCATGTACTCGCCGTTCTTGACCGCGTTCGGCAGATCAAAGAAGGCCTGCTGGAAGATGCGGCTCATGGGAATCTGGAACTGGGTGAAAACCTTCGCGAACTCGCCACCCTCCTTGAACAGTGGCGCGAGGTCGGCGGGACTGACCGAAGGCTGGGATTTGTGCGTCACATCGTCGGCCATGATCCGTGCCTGGTCCTCCTGCATGCCATCGGCTTTCGCCTTGAGGTACACGGAGTACCAACCGATGGCAACGGTCGACCGGTCGGCCCACTCGAGCGGCTTCATGATAGCGGCCTGGACCTTCTTGAGGGCCTCGACAGCCTTGGGATCTCCGCCGCCACGGAGAGCATCGAGGACCGGCGAGGCTTGCCTGCTGCGGAGGTAGGGGCTCAACGCCTCGACGCGTGCTTGGAAGTGCAGCGGATCCGCCATGGCTTCATAGGAGGACTTGGCGAAGTAGGCAGGCCCTGCATAAGCGACGTAGGGGATCGGAGAGGTGAGCACCTGCTTGAGGACCGAGCTCAGGCGGAGGCCGAGATAGGCCACACCCTGATTGCCACGAAGGAAGCGGAAGGCCTTCTCCGCGTTGGTGAGGGACTTGAACTCCTGTGGGTTGGCGAGCTCGGAAAGGTAGTTGTCGATGTATCGGAGGCCGCCTTCTCCCCACGTGAGGCGAACCTTTTGGCGAAGCTCTCGCGCGAGGTCGGATTTCTTAAAAACGCGGTTCGCCACCTTGAAGTAGTCGGCGAACGCGATGAGGTGCTCCTGCTTCCGGACGGAATCGAAGTAGAGCCCGAGGATATCCGTCCTGACGGGGAGCTGATGCCGGATCCCTATCTTGAGCCGCTCGACGGCCATGCCTTTCCCTGGGGCTGTATTAAGGCCGGCGAGGTTGGCGTGCTCCTCGAGGAGCTCTCCTTCGAGAGAGCTGTACGAGGAGCTCTGTCGGCGGAGCGGGATATAGTGCTCGACCTTGACAACTTCCTGGTTGAAGTTGTCGATCATCGCCTGCCGGAGGCGGGCGTATTCGCGGGCCCAATCCGTGGACATGGCATCGGCCAGGGCGAGCTCGGCCTCGCCGAGATTCTCGGATATCGCCTTCTTGATCGCGGTTTCAACACGGCCCGCAAAATGCTTCAGCGTCGTATCGGTCATCGTGTAATTGCCTTCGGAGTTCTTCATGAGCTTTTCGCTTTCGCTGAAGAAGTTTCCAAAGATGTACGCTCCGCGCGATCCGAGCCAGTCCTGCGACCGGCCGCCTCCATAATCCCGGAGGGCAACCATCGCGAACATGAGATCTTCTTTCGACAGGGTAGCGATATCGCCGCTCATGCTGCGGCCGAGGTCGATGGTGATGTCCTTGCGCTTAAGGTCGTTGATGTCGATCTTGTTTTCATCGATGATCTTGAGGATTGCCGCCTCGCGGCGCTCTCGCTCGACCTGTTCGCGGGCCTGGGCGGCGCGCTGTCGGCCGACGAGGATCTCCCAGAACCCTCCTGGCTTGCCTCCGTCGAAGAAGGTGGCGACGCGGTCCATGTCGAAGAACGTGAGAAGGGCGAAGTTCTTCCGGTCCTTGCGCTTGAGCTTCTCCTCGAGCTCGGCTGAGCCATAGGGGGAGGGCGGTTCGTAGCTCTTCGAGCGCTCTACTGTGGTGAGGATCCTCGTACCGATCGTCGAGGCCTTGAGCTTGTCTTCGGCGCGCCGGGCGGCGAGCTTGGTCCGCCCCAGGGACTCGAGCCGCTCGACCTGCTTATTGAGTTCCTCGAGCTCGCTCAAGGTCCATTCGTTGAGCGGCTTTTTCTCCAGTCGCTCCTGTATCTTCGCCGCGAGGCCCGCGTCTTTCAACACGTCCGCAAGAAGCTGCGGATCTTCGCGAAGCTTCGAGATCTCGATGATCTCGCCTCGCCAGGCGATGGTCGCTCGGCGGAAGTTCGGATCGACGATCGCCTGGATCTTCCGGATAGCCTCCCACTCCTCGTGGTTCACGTTCTTAAGGGATCGCTCGCGGGTGATTTCCTGGCCTATCCGGATCTTCTCCTTCCTTAGCTCGATTGCCGCCTTCTTGCGCTGCTCAATCGCCCGGATCCGCTGCTCGGCTTTCTTGACCGCCGCTTGCTTGGCGGCGGCTGCCTTGGCCCGGTCGGCCTGGCGGAGCGCGGCCGTCTTCTGCTTGTGGGCCTTCTCCAGGGCATCGAGTTTGGCGGAGAGCGTCTTCCGGGAGCGGAGCTCCGCTTCGAGGGCCTCTGGATCGAGCGCCGCCTGCTTCGTGAGACGAGCGATCTTCTCGTCCGCCTGCGAGATCTCCTTCCGTGCGTCCATGAGGAGCTGATTCGACCTGACCCAATCCGATTCGGTATCATCGAGCTTAGCCTCGAGCGTAGCACGCTCCGCCTTGAGCGCTTCGCGCTCGGCGATAGCCTTGGCCTTCTCTCGATCGAGGTCCCCGACGAGCTGCTCGATCTCGGCCCCGCTGATGTCGCCCGTCCGGATCTTCTTGCGTATCTCCTCGTTCTCGAAGGCTCGCTCCAGGCGTGCCCGGCCTGCGATGGTAAGGCCCTCCTGGGCCGCATTGGCTGGCTCGGGCAGTACGCCGAAGCGCCGCGTCCGGTCCTCCTCTCGGGCCTGGAGTTCCTCGAGGGTCTCGCGATCGTTGCGGATCTGCGCGTCGAGGGTCCGGTAGTCCAGGGTCCCGGACTCAATCAGGGCAAGGACCCGTTTCCGGGTCGGCGCGGAGAGCTTTCGCCCGTTACGGCCGACGGTCAGCATGGCGGACTTGATGGTCGGATGGGCTTCGCGATCGATTCTGTCCCGGATTGACCCAAGCCGCTCTACCTCGGCGCCTTCGGTTTCATCCTCGATCCCCATCTTCTCGGCCTGGTCGATGTACGCGGTCGCTCCCCATAGCTCCTCGAGGAATGCCTCGACGCCACCTGGGGCCCGGAGCTTCCGGAGGAAGTCTCCATCGGGATCCGTTTCGAGCGCTGTTCGGCCGACCTGATCTTCCGCTGCGGCCGCGGCCCGGCCTTCCTCCCAGAGCTTCTTGTAGAAGTCCGCCTTCTCTGCTTCGGAGAGGTCTGCGGTAGCCCGCTCGTCCTCCTCGTCGCCGAAGAGTCCCTCGAGATACTGGCGGTACTCCTCGGGCGATTCGAAGGAAGCGGCCTCGCCGGCTAGATCGGCCCGAGTATGGGCGAGGTATTTTGCCTCATCGAGACCCTTGACGCCAGGGAAAACCTTCCGTACACTGATGTTGAGTTCGGCAGCCGCCGGATTCTGATCGCCCGGAAGCACGCCCCCGACGTTGTCAGTTGGTTCGGCCCGGCTTTCGGGCGATTCCATATTAAAGGGCGTTGAATTGTAATGGAACGTCCCGTCCGTTTGCTCCTTGATCGTCGTTCCAATTACATACTCCTGCCCGGCTAGGCGGAACTTGCTCGCTCGGTAGTGATATTTTTTTACATTCCGTTCTTCGTCCGGGACTATCGAAGGCTTGGTTCCCAGGCTCGCCGACTGTTCCAGAAGCTCCTTGATCTTGAGGAGCGCGAACAGTTTGACCGGATCCGCCGAGTTGGAAAACGTCTTGCCCTTGCCGCCGCTCGAGAAGCGTACGGGACCAAGCCCGGGAACCTCAACCGGAGCGGCTCGTTGTCGCTCATACTCCTGCTTTGCTACGTCCCGTAGTTCAGGCCGGGTCAGGTGCTCGAGATCCGGGGTGATTTCCAGCTCAATGAATTCGACCTTGGCGAAGTCCTCCTCGAAGTGAGGATTGGGCTCGGCGACCTCAGGAGTATGGAACAACTCGAGCGCCGCCTCGGTTGCGGCGTCCCGTGAAGGCTCAGGCTGTACCGCCACGGCTTCCGCCTGGTCTCCCTGGTGACTTTCCCCGCCCTGGGCCTCCTGCGCCTCACCCTGGCCTTCCTTGTGCGCCTCCGTCCGGTTTTCAGAGGAGGCCCCCTCGGCCTTGGCCAGGCCGCTTTCTGGCTTGGCTAGGAGGTTGTCATACGCGGCCTTGAGCTCAGGGGAGAGGGCATAGCGATCCCCATACCGTTTCTCGAGGCCGAGGAACTCTTGGACGAATCGCCGGAGGGCCCCGGCGAGCTTCTCGAAGGCGCCGCGAAGGCCTTCGTCTGGGGCCGCCCCCGTCTCGAGGTAGTGCTCCCACTGGTCGGCAAGGTACTCGAGGTCCTCGGTCTGCCATGCCTGGCGCTGCTTCCCGAGGGCCCTCTCGAAGGCCGCTACCTCGCCCTCGTCGAACCATAGACGCTCTACGGCGTGGAAGAACTCATGGGAGAACGCCGCGAAGTCGGCGGTCTTGCCGAGCTTGACGACGGCTCGGATCCGGCCGAGATCCGCTCGGGAGAGCTCGAGCGGCCGGACCTCTCGGCCGGAGTTATCGCGGAAGGATACGCCCGCGTCGGCCGTCCCGGCCTTGTTGAGGGACGTGGTCCCGGTCCGGGAAATAGCCTGGCCTTCGAAGGCCGCGGCGAGCATGGCGTCGGTCGTGACGCCCTTCTTCTCGGCCATTCGATCCGCAAGGGCGAGGATCCCGTCGACCTCGTCCTTGATGTTCCGGTCGTTCTGGAATGCCTGGAGGACTTGCCTACGGAGCTCCTGGCGGGAGAGCTGCTCGCCCGCGGGCCGATCAGGGAAGAACCACTGGAGCCCCCCGGTCGGGCTGTCGGCCTCGAGCTCGGCCTTGATCGCCTCCTCCATCGGCGTCGCGGTGTTCCATTCGATCTCCACGCCAGGGTAGCGAGACGCCAGCTCGTTGAATGCTTCCTTGACAAGCCCTTTCAGGCTGGCCGGGATATCGACGTCGGTCTCGGCCGCGCCGGTCTCCTGGGCGGCGCCCTGGCCAACTGCGGCCCCGGGCTCGGCGACTTCCTCCGCGGGCCGGTTGTAGTCGATCCGATCGACGATGAGCTTCTCCCCGCCGTCGGCGGAGGTGACCAGGCTATGGTCGACGTAGACGTAGGTCTGTTTGTTCTCGGGATCCCCGACCTTCAGGCGCGCCTCGACGACGGTCGCTCCGGACTCATCCTCGCGCTCGGCCTTCGTCGAGATCTCCGCGTAGAGTCGGCCGGATGCGTCCCGGTATTCCTGGCCGGGCGTGTACGGCCCCTGGGCCATCTTGACCGGACCCGACTCCTCAGCGGCCGGCCGCGGAGCGGTCCCCTCGGCGGAGGCGGAGCGCTGCATCTGGTAGATGGCTTTCAGGACCTCGGCGCGCTTGGCCTCGTCGAGGCCTTCGAGCATCGGGGAGTCCTTCGCTTTCGCGAGGAACGCCTCCTCGTCGGTGGACCTGGCCAGGCTGCGGAGGGCCCCCGCGTCGCGGAGGTTGCCGCGGAGATCCGCGGCGAAACCGGGGACACCAAGGGCCACGGCTCCGAGGGCTCCGCCCTTGACGGATTCCCAAACCTCGCGGGCTACTTCCTCGGCCGTCGAGCGCTCGACGCCCTGCCCCTGCAGCTCTGCGGCCGTAGCATCGGCGATCGAGCTGACAATCTGCTGGGCGCCCTCCTCGAGGCCCTCTTCTCCGATCTCGCCGGCATACGACGCGAAGCTCTTCGCGAGGGCCCCCCACTTTCCCGACACGGCGAGCCGCTTCACGATGCCCCCGGCGAGCGTATCGACCTTGACTCCCCCGAGCTTGGTCAGGGCTCCGGGGACGGAGCCGAGCCCTACCTCGAGGAGGCTCTGAACGCCTCCGGATACTGAAGCGAGAGGCCCTGCGATGTCGTCGCGGACTCCGCGCTTGCGCATCCGGTAGTACTCGAGCCCCTCTGTAAGGCGCATAGACTCGGAGAAGCCGCCGATTGCAGCTCCGGCGGCTTGGTACATGCCCACGGTAGCGGCGGCGGCTCCGATGCCGAGGGCCCCGCCGGATCCGATTGTGAGGCCGGCCGCTCCTGCCCCGACGATGGCGAGGCCCGCGCCCGCGGCGCCGGCCGCCAAGCCGGCGCCGGCGACCTCCGCCGTGAACGGCGCGGACATGGCGCCGAACTTGAGCGCGGACACGTACCAGGGCCGGGGAGTGTTGTCGACGAGCTTGTCCATTTGCCCCTGGATCTCGTCGAGCTGCTGCTCGAGGGCGGTATCAGTCCCTCCGCCCTTCATCCAGTCGCGCGCGAGGCGGGCCTGCTGCATCTGCAAGGTCCCGATGTGGAAAGAATCGGCGATCGCCCGGGCTCCTGACAGGGTCGGGGAGAAGTCGCGCCCCGTCCAAGCGCGGACGTTGACATCGAAGTTGTCCATGATGTCGTCGAAGGATCGGCCGAAGGCTCGGGACATTTCGAGGCCCGCGGCGGTGCGGTAGTACTCACCGAGCGGATCTGCACCTTCTTCGACGGACTCCAGCATGCGTTGGCGCGCTAGAGCATATTCGGTGTCGCTATACACACCGAAAAGGTCGATGTCCTCGGCACGTTGTTTATTGTAATCCTCAGCGGCCCGAGTAGCCTCAAGAGTGTAGTCTGTATATCCCGGACCTGGAACTGCCGGGCTTCGGGCTGCCTTGACCGCCTCTTGAACATAATTAACTGGTGAACGAACGGGAGAAGCCCCTATCGCGGGCGCTGTCGGCGCTGGTTGGCGCGCAGCGAGCTCGGCCTTGGCGGCCTCGAGGCCTCCGGAGAAAGGATTCGCGTTGTAGAGCTCAAAGTCGCTCATTTCGCGCTCCCGGCCATTCTGTCTTTGGGCTTTCTCTGGGCCTCATCATCGAGCTTCCCTTTGTCTCTTGAGGAGACAGGAGCCGATGCCGGCCGAGGGCTCGGGCTAGGGGTGGGCTTCGGCGGATCGGGGATCCGTGCCCAGTTGTCCTTAGCGGAACCTCGCGAGTATGGAACCAAGCGGTTCCCTTCGACGAAGAAGCGGTATTCCTTGCCGTCCTTGCCCTTGTGGATTTTCGAGCCTGCGATATCGTGTAGCCCTTCCGGTTCAAGGGTGGATGACAATACTTCGATACCGCGCTGATTTAATAGCTGTACTTGGTACTGAGCATTGGATTCGACTCGTTGCTTGAATATTTCTGGTTCCTTGACAAGGTATAATGGGTTCCCTTGGACGTCCCAGAAAACGACATCTTTACCTGCGGGGGAATCGAGAAAGCGCTGGAATTGGGTGTAATACTCAGCTTCTTCTACTCCTTTTGATTTGAATAGGTGGAAAGGTACTGTTAGCTGTTCCAAGTCCTTGGTATTTGCAGCCAACTTCGCATTGTCGAATATTTCCCTGATGCGTTGCGGGGTGACATCGCCGCCTTCTTTCATGAGTTCGGCAGAGAGTTTCGCGGATAGCGTTGACTCGAAAGCAAGGACTCGAGTACGGTCGTTTGTGGAGAGCGCGTCATCCTTTTGCTTGCCAAAACCAAGCACCGACATGGCGCTATCGTGCATGCTATCGAAGAAAGCTTTTGCCGCAGGGAACTTATGTTCTATTACTCGTCTACGGTAGTCTTTTGCCTGCTCAGCGGAGATTCCATCAGACTGGTTCAGACTATTCTGGATCATCTCCAGGATATTAAAGCCGCTTATAGGCGTCTTACCCTGTTCGAATAGGGCGATTGCTGTTTCAATGGTCGAGCATGCCCTGTCGTTGGCTTCTTTATTCTTGCCAGTCAGACTCGCCTTGAGTTGACTGATATCCCGCTCGTATAGTCCCAAGATGGTACTTCGAGTAGCTTCGTCCCCATCGTAGGCTGTTGAGGCTTGGACACCATCATATTGTTTTTGTAAGTAGCTTAGGTTTGGATGATCGCGATCTTGGTTATACTGTGTAAGTCCTTTTTCTAGGTTTTGCTGCGCCTGACGGATCCTTAATTGTTTGTCGAGATCTTCCCGCATCCATTCTGGGTATTTCGCGAGCTCCTGCTTGATGAATACGTCCGGCAGGAACGGCGTGCCTTTCTGCTGGGCGGACTCCTCCGCCTTCGAGTAGTCCTGGTCTCCCGTCTCGTAAGCGGTCGCAAGAGAAGCTTTCACGGCTGCTGTGGCGGCCTCTGAGAAATACTTCCGCTGTTCTTCGTTCACCGGAAGGGCGCTTATCGTCTCCTGAGCGCCGGCCAGGCCCCCGTTTTTTGCCGCCTCCTGCACCTGGCGGGTCCAGATTCCGGCCTTCACCGCGTTGCCTGCTCTCGTCAGGGCGAGCTCGCGCTGCTGGGGAAGGAGGTTGAATCCATCGAGCGCGGCCGTGACATTGGCCAGCGAGAAGTCACCGGTTTGGACGTCTCCGTCGATTGCTTTGGACAGGAGAAGATTGTTTTTTTCTTGGAGCGCAGCGGATTCTCGTTCCCGGACGGTGTCGATGACGTAGGACTTATAGAGATCCTTCCGCCTGGACAGTTCCCCGAGGGCGAAGTCTCGGACTTTCGGAAAGAGCTTGTATTTCTTCTTGATCTGTTCGGCTTCTTCGTCCCAGGCTTTTTGCCGTTCATCGCTCACTTCAAAGAGCGGGACTGCCAGCTTTTTTCCGCTGGTTTCTTTCGCCTCGGGGTCGTTCCCGATTCGCTCCGCCTGAGGGGCCTCTTCCTCAATCTGTTTTACTTTGCCCTGGTCGAGATCCTTCCGGGCCTCATCCTTTGACTTTTCGCTTTCGTCTATCGCTTCCAGCTTAGCCTGGGACAGCTTGGATTCCTCGATGAGGTCCATGACTCCCTGAGAAACGGAAATTACACTCTGCGCGAGGCCCAAGCCCAGGGCCTCGGCCGAGTCCTTCTGGGCCTCGAGGGCGCGGTCAGCCTGGCCGCTCGCGTGCATGGCCTCATGGAGGAACGAATAGTCGACAAGCCGTACAGACATCGCGCGCTCCTTACGAGAAGATGCTGGAGAACCAGTTGTCGGCCTTCTTCGCGGCCTTCTGGTATTGCTTCATGGTCTTCTCGAGGACCGGCACGCTCCGCTTTAGTACGTCGAGCTGGCCCTCGGCCTGGGTCCGCTGCGAGGCGAGGTCGTTCTCGAGCTCGGTCTTGTTCAGCTCGTAGAGCCCGCCGTCCTTTCCGCCGAGGGATAAGTCGGCGCCGGCGTACTCGGCGACCTTCTCGCGCGCCTGGTTGCCGATAGCCTGCACCGATGATCCAGACCTCCCCGAAGCCGCCGCGGCCACGTCGGCCAGGCCCATGTTCTCGACGAGGGCTGAGTAGTCCGCCTTGGCCTTGCTCTCGAAGTTATCCTTCTGGGTCCTCTCGGTGTTGGCGAAGTTCTGGAGGAAGGCCTCGTATATGGCTATGTTCGACTTCGCTTCCTCGAGCTTCAGCCCGGTCTCCTCAGCCGCGCTTTCCAGGGACATTTTTTCTTGCTCTTTTTGGTTCTTGTACCCAACCATGGTGTTGAGGCCGCCTAAGATTGCCGCTCCGATCCCTAGTACAGTACCTATCATTTCAGGCCTCCAGAAGCGCGACCTTGTAGATGATCGCGAGGACCGTGAACGGGCAGGGCTCGTCGTGGGAAATCACTAGGGTTGTATCCGCGTCGAGACCGCCGTTTATTGATTTTTTCTTATCGCCGGTGAACGGATCCAAAGCGGATCCGTAGATATACTCGCCCGCGGTAAGGTACAGGAGCGGCGTCGAGGCCTTCCCCGAGACCGCGACGGATCCGCCTAAGGACCTGAATAGGCGAAGCGTCACCTCATCGATTCGGCGTTTCTTGCCCTGGCTCGTCCCGTTCGCGGGGACCTCTGCGCGGAGTGTCTCGGCCTCGGAGTGGATGGGTAGGCCGACATGCACCTTCGAGGCCGCCTTGTCGAGGGTTATGGATCCGCTCGCGACCGTCTTCGGAGCCTGGATCTTGCCGTCGGCCAGGATAGAGACGGTCTTGCCCTCGAGGTGGCCGAGCCCCGAGATCGTCGTGGTCGCGGATCCGCTGTAGACTATCCCCGAGTCGACGTAATGCTCGTCCTCGAGCTCGAGGGCGTAGGGATGGGGGATGGTCAACGACTCGAGGCAATGCTTGCCGTCGCGGTTGATGCAGAGCCAGAGGGTGTCGCTGCGGTCGCCGGGGATGGCCGCCGCCGACTCGACGATGCCGGAAAGGTCCTGGAGCGCCGGGGCCATGATCCCGGCCGTCCCGTCGATCGACACTGAGGCGACCAGGCCATCGGAGCGAACGACCCACGCGATGGGAGCCGGCGCCGACATGACCGCGAGGCCGACGACGCTTGGCTGGAGGATGTGGTCCGCGTCCTTGGTGACTTCCACATTGAGGTACCCGCCATCGTCGGAGGAGAAGTAGAGCGCATGCAGCGACGGGCCCGCGCCGAGGTACAGGACGAATTGCTCGGCGAGCTCGCCCTGGATGTCGAGCGGATGGCCGCGGAGACAGGTCTGGTAGTCGAAGCCGCTCGGCGTCGCGAGCTCACCGTTGTCCATAGCCACGAGGCGGCTCGAGGCCAGGACCATGCGAAGGTGCGACACGCCCCATCGGAGGGCCACGGGCCCCTGGTCGGACTTCTGGAGGATGATCGCGTCGGAAGCGACGATCGTCCCGTCGTTGTTTGTGTCGAGGTCGAAGTCGGTGTAGCGATCGGCTCCCGTCGAGGCGTCGGGCGGACGGGATAGGCATATCTCATCCGGGCGGTTATCGCAGCCCATGAGGACGAGCCGGCCCTGGTGGAAGCAAATACCGCGGGGGTACTCGCCGGAGGCCGAGAAGGTCCGATCCCCGGTGAAGGTCGGCGTCGAGATCGAGAAGGATCCGGCCGAGAACGTCACCTTGCGGACTGCATAGGATGGATGAGCGATCCACATGGAGCCTTTGTTGACGGCCCACTTGAGCCCGGCGAGATCCGCGGCCGCGTAGGGAGTCGTCAGGTCGGATCCGTACTGAACGCCTGCAGCGGTGTAGATGCGGAGGGCTAGCGGAGTGAACTCGAAGAGGTAGGGCGTACCATCGGAGGCCTCGAACGCGATGAGCCGGGCAGTCTGATCGCCCTTGGTTCGGGAACTGAAGATGGTCCCGGGGCGCTTCGTGAAAGGCCCCTGTCGAAGGGGAATCACGTTGAGCGCCCGCCTGAGACCGGTCTGGTAGCGAGGGATATCCGGCCGCCCCTCGAGGCGCGGCGAGATCTCGCCCGAGGTGAAGTTGTTCTGCATGAGCGTGATGAACGCCATCAGCGGGCCTCGGTGTAGAAGGGCTCGGCGGCCTGGGGCGGAGAACGTCTGGCGTCGGCGGCGATCGCCTCTTCGAGCGCGGCCTGCGCCTCGGCTTTGATCCGGGCCGCGAGGGTTTCCGAGGTGGCGATGGGAGTCGAGAGCAAATAAGCGAGCTCGGCGCTGATTGCGCGCTTGAGGTACGCGGGCAGGGCTTTCGGGTCGGTCGGCCGAGCGATGTAGGTAATCCACACCTCCGCGGCGTCGGTCAGGATGCTCGATCCCTCGTGACGGTAGTCCGCCCCGCCGGCATCGACGGAGGCGATGTTGACCATGTCCGAGGGTAAAGCGAATGCGTTGCTGTAGCCGTAGGCTGGATCCGTGGCCAGCATGGCGAGCTGCACGCGGGCCTTGGCCGCGTTCCAGCTGTAGGCCGACAGCACTGTCTCGATGGCCTCGCCGAGAAACACATTGCAGAGATTGACCGTCTCGTCGCCAGAGGAGAGCGAGCTGATGCGATCCTTCCCGAGCCGCGCGAGCGCGCGGTTGCAGAGCGCTACCCAGGAGGTTCCGTAGTCGATGCTGCCGGCCATAGCTTATGCCTTCTTGGCCGTCTTCGCGGCCCGCATGACCTCGAGGATCTTCTCCCTCGAGTCCTTCGTCTCGACCGCGATGCCGAGCTCGCCGGCCACGGTGATGAGCTGCTCCTTGGTGAGCTGCTCGTAGCCGTCGTCGAAGAGGCTGGCCTGGCCCTTCGGATCCTCCGCAGCCGCCGCGGGCGGGATGGGCAGGGCCACGAAGTGGGGCTCGACCACCTGGTCGCCGTACTTCGCGCCCATGTGGCCGCACTTGGTGAGCTTGGCGATCTCCGCCTCATCGAGATCGTAGATCTCGCCCTCGGTGTAGGAACGGCCCGTGGCGTCGGGCGGGATCCGTGCCTGGCATTCGTACTTCATGCCGATCTCCTTGTGGGTGGCGCCTCGGGGCTCCCCGAGGCGCCGGGCTGGTTCAGAGGACCTGCTCCCCGTGGCCGATCCAGGCCTGGAGGGTCCTGGCCGCGAAGGTGCCGGTGCTCTTGGGCGTCGCGCCGGGGCGGAGGTAGCGCGCGTGGTTCTTCGGCAGGGGCAGGGGGTAGACCTTGCCCGCCGAGGCCGGCGCGCCGACCTGCTTGCCGGTGATGCACTTCACCCACGAGGACCCGTCGGCGGACTCCTCGATGTAGGGGATGAAGTCGTCCCCGCTGGCGCAGTCGGCGGTCAGCTGGAAGCACATGACGGCCTCGGGATCCGAGAAGCCCGTCTGGTGCTGGGAGAAGCGGCTCCCCGAGGGGATCGCCCCGAAGTCCATGGAGTCGGCGGAGGAGACGTCCGTGTCCTTCGTGGCGAGAGAGAGATTCGCGGGGTTATTGTAGAAATCGCGCATCGCAGTCTCCTGGTACGAGGATGGCCCGGCCATGCGGCCGGGCCTGAGGAATCAGCTGACCGTGGTCTCGGTCTCGGGGATGGCGTCGATGACGCGGATGGGGACGCCGCCGACCATGGACACAGGGCCGTAGCCCTGGATGTCGCGGAGCCCATACGCGGCGTTGCTCTTCGAGTAGCAGAACTCGTCGATGCGGGCCGCCACGTTGCGGGAGAAGAAGGCTACCGAGCGGCGACCGCCGGAGGGCTGCCAGCGCTTGGCCGCGAGGAAGGGCGCGGAGGAGAAGTCGCCCGTGCCGCCGGCGGGGTTGATGTTGGCCAGGCGGATGAGGGCCCGCTTGTTGCGCTCGATGAGGGCGCCCCAGATCTCGTAGTGGCGGATCCAGGCCCACATGTTCCCGTTGCCGTCGGGCGCGGGGACGCTGTGGCGGCCGCGGTCCTCGTTGGAGAAGCCGGGGACGACGCCCTCGACGGGGTTGTAGCCGAGGTAGAAGCCCGAGGGCCCGAACTCGATCATGTACCCCGAGGAGAGGGACCCGGAGGCCGTGCCGCCGAAGCCGAAGCAGGTCTTCTTGTCGAGGGCCGGCCGGCGGGCCATGAAGCCCTTGAAGCCGTCGGGGCCGCCCGAGGCGGTGATGAGATTGTAGAGCCAGTCCTGGGTGCAGCCTTCCAGGTTCATCGCGTCCTGGGAGTCGCGGACCTTGTAGGGGTCGATCGTGCCCTTGAGGACGCGCTCGTCGATGACAGAGTCGCCCTCGTATAGCTTCACGGGCTCGACGACGTCATCTCCCGAGGACGCGATGACGGGGACGGCCGAGTTGGCCTTGGAGAAGCCGCCCTTGCCGAGCGACTTGGCCTGGAAGGCCTTGTTGAAGGAGCCGTGCGTGGTGGGGAGCCACACGGCCTCGTCCAGGAAATCCTGGAGCTGCGCGAGATCGCCGACCACGGCGGCGAAGTCGTCGTAGCCCTGGGCCTTGATGGCCTCGATGATGGTCAGCTTGGCGTTTTGCGAGAGTACGGCCATAGCACACCTCGAGTTGAGTCGTGATGTGCGGCTATCTGGTGAAGTAAGGCGCCTTCCTGTCCCCCGTTAGTCTCGGTCCCTTCATCCCTACCGGTTAGGGAACCGCTGGTCCGGGTCCATTTCAGGCATACTTCGGCGCGACCTTACTTTCTCCGGTTAGCTTCATCGGCCGCCCGTCTCGCGATAGGCGACCGACCTGGATCCCGGGCCATTATCGGCGTGCTCGTCCAGCTACCGCTGGATCCGTAACACGGATCGGAAACTAGCAGGGGCGGGGGTCGAACCCGCGGCCTCCGGGTAATGAACCCGGCGAGCTCCCGCTGCTCTACCCTGCTTCACAGGGATGGTATACACCCACCCCCAGAACTTTAAATAGAAAAATCTACCTTTTTTTTCCGAAGGTCTTCTGGAACTCGTCGCTGTACCCGTATGCGGACTTCTTCTCTCCCGCCGCTCCCGCTGCGCCGGCTGCGGATCCGCCGCCGGCTTCCGAGGAGCCCTCGGCCGCGGGGATCCCCGCGAGGATGGACTCGAGCATCGGATCGCTGGAGGCTCCTGCTTCGTTCTGCGCCACGATCTACTCCTTTCCGCCGTAGGCGGCTTCGAATTCGGGAGAATAGCTCCCCTGGGTGCCGCGCTTGGGCTTCTCGCCTCCGCCGCCCGCGGGCTTCCCGTCGTGGAACGGCGCGTCCTCGAGGCGGGCCTGGACTGTGGCAAAGGCCCGAGCCCAGGTTGGATCGTGGAGGATCCCCCGCGCGGCGGCGTCCTTGGCCAGCTCGGCGTTGCCGAGGCTCTTCGTGAAGAACAGGATCATCCTGTTCTTGATCGCCGCGGCTTCGGTCGTGACCTGGTCCGCCGGGCGCTTGCCGTCGGGATCTAGGGCCTTCACGAGGTGCTCGTCGAAGTGCGCCTTGGCGTCGGCCTGCTCCGCCGCGGAATGATCCTGCGCCGCCTTCGCGAAGCCGAGCATGAACTCCAGGTCCCGCTGAGCCTGGGCCTTGTTCATGCCGCTCGCGTAGGCATGGGCGCGGTGCTGTTTCACGAACTCCTCGAGGCCCGGCATGTCCTTGAACGCCTCGAGCTTGTACTCGTAGGCCTCGGCGTTCTCGGGCAGGCCCATCTTGGCCTTGAAGTCGGCGATCTCCTCGGCCGTCGAGGTCTTGGGATCGGGGAAGAGGAGGGCCCTGCCCATCTTGGCCTTGAGCGTGAAGTACTCGCCGAGCACGTCTCCCAGCTTCTTGTCGGCGTAGGACTCGAGGTCCTTCGCGTGCTGGGCTTTGAACTCGGGCGGCAGCTGGTCGGCGAACTTGGGGAGCTTCGATCCGCCTCCGGCAGCCGCGCCCTCGCCTCCTGCGGCGGCTCCGGCTGCCGGCGCTGCGCCCCCGGCCCCGGCGGCCCCCGCGGCCGCTCCGGCTTCTCCCGCAGCCCCAGCCCCTCCAGCCCCTCCGCCGGCGCCGTCTTCGGCGCCGTAGAAGAATCGTCGAACGATCATCAGTCCTCCTCGGCCCCTTGGGCCTTCTTCTTCGCGTAGAGATCCTCGTCGTCAGCGACGCGAAGAAGCGCCGCGGCGACCTGTACCATGTTGAGCGGATGGTAGATGCCCGCCTCGATGTGGATCCAGTTGCACAAGGCCACGAGCTCGGGCTTGATCGTCGCCGGATTCATCGATTCCACGCCGCACTCGTTCCGAAGGAGGGCGAGGAATACGTGGCCGTCCGGCGTGTCGAGGAGCCGCCGGAAGAGGGCTCGCCGAGCGAGGACCTGGTCGATCTCGACGGAGTCGCTCATCCCTGGGGCCCTCGCATGAGCGTCGCGGCCGGGCTGCCGGCCTCGGGGGCCTTCGAGCTCGCCGCGTAGACGGTCGCCTGGGCCTTGGCGGCCTCGAGCGCCTGCTGCTGCGCGGCGCTGTCGGCCTGGGCCTTGGCCCGGGCGAGTTTCATCCGCTGTACCTCGACGAGATCCCGGACGATTCGGCGATCGACGTTGTAGGCCTCGGCCGTGACGCCGATGTACGCGTCGAAGTCGACGCGATCGAGCTTCGTCTGGTCCTGGGTTATCTGTGCTATCTGGAGGATCCGCCCGACGAAGGCGTCCGTCTCGCTGAGGAGGAGATACCGCTTCTGCATCTGCGAGAGTGGCGAGATTAGGTCCACGCGGATCTTCTTACCCTTAAGGCTCGCGGGTATAGGCGGAAGCCGTCCATAGGCGAGCTCGAGGGCGAAGGAATCCTCCGCCACGCGCTCGAGGTACTCGAAGTGCAGGCGCCCGGACATGGCGGCGATCATCGCGCTCTGTTCGCCCTGCAGGCCCGCGACCTCGGTCGCCGTCTTGAAGCGCTCGAGGTTCTGGGACAGCATCAGGAAGAAATCAACGTAGTATGATTCGTTGATCGACTTCTTGAGCATCAGCATGTCCTGGGCGATGGGTTCGAAGGGGCCCATGACCGGGACTACGGCGAAGTCCATCCCCGGCCGCATGTAGTGGTTGTAGTTTGGCTCGAGGTGTACGCCCTGCTCGCGCATGCTTTCCGTGGCCTTGATCGGCGGCCGGAAGCCGAGCTGCGAGCCTCGCGAGAAGTCGGCGCGCTCCGCGTTGAGCTGTTTGATGGTCGAGAGCTCCACCATGCCCGGGGAATCGACACCCCAGACGTCGCCATCGAGGCACCGCCCCCAACGCCACGTGTAGAACGCGCGATCCTCGTAGCCGCCATCCTCAATCGCCTCGAACCGATCCACGTCGGCTACATAGAGCGAGTAGTACGCCTTTCCCTGTGCGACACCTCGGGGCTCGATATCGAGGTTGAATTTATCAAGCGGAAAAACAAGTTGGGTGAACTTGAACGAGCGATTGAGATTATTCCGGTAGGCGTCGGCAATCGTGGTGGGTAAACGCTTCGCGCCGAACTTGGCCGCGGCCTGCCAGGGCTCGAGCCAGAAATCACGGATTAATGAATCATTCTCTCCATACTGATTCTCTCCGATTAAACAGCGCTTAAGGTGCAGTGTCTTGTATACGGCGATTCCACGCTTGACGTCGTGGTCGCGGAACTGAATTGCCGTCGCGAAATCAGCTCCGCTTTTCAGGAATGGCCGTGCCTCGTCGTAGAAGTTTGAACGCGACAGTCCCCGGGAAACGCGGAGCGAAGCATTCTGCAGCCACTCGGTGGCCGCCTTGTCCTTCTCGTCGTCTGGATCCTCTGATACCAGGCGGAGCCAGTCCTGGCCCTGCCCGAAGCTGTAGGCCTGCAGGCCGTCGGCGAAGAGGTTCGAGGCCTTCTGGGCAGTGTTGTCGTAGACGAGACGGTTCGGCGACGGCTCGCGGCTGGTTCGGGACGGAGGGAGGTCGCTCGTCCAGTCGGCCATGTCGGGATTGACCTTCGAGGCGATGTCAGCCCACTTCGAATCGAAGCGCTTCCGCGCCTTCTTCCAGCTTTCGCGGATCTGGTATAGCTGCTTGAGCGATTCGGTCGAGATCCTCGGCGCGGCGGTGTTCTGTTCCTTGTCCATTGACCTCTCCTGCCTACATGTACGAGTAGGGATCCCAGGCGCCCGCTGTTCGGAGCGTCGCGGGGAGCACGCTGTCCGGAGCCGCTACCTCGCCCTCACGGAGGAAGAACCAGCACGCGAGGAGGTAGCACGATACGAAGTCGTCGTGAACCTTCTCGAGCTCCGCCTCTGCGCTTTTTATGCGAGCGCCGTCCTTTTTGATGCCTTTGAAATTGCTGAGCTGAGCCTGAAAATCGTCGGCCCACTGAAGCCCGGATGCGAGGCGATACCGCCCCTGCTGGGCTATGAGCTGGCCAGCCGCGACGAGATCCGCCTTCGGGACATGGACCTCTTTGAGAATCTGCGCCGATCCGAGGCGTCCATTCTGCCCAGAGAAAACGGACCCAAAGTCCGTATAGACCTCGCGGACTTGCTCGCCGCCGCCGACGATAATGGGGATTCCGGCGATGCTCCGCTCGTGCAAGATGTCGCCGAAGGCCTCGCCCACGCCGGTCCCGTCGTATACGAGATCCGCATTGTTGACGATCTGGTTGTGTCCCATCCACGTCGCGACGAGATCTCCCATCTGCGGGTACGTGATGCCGAGGAATTTCTCGATGTGCACGAGGTCGAGGTACCGGACGACGCGGTCGGGCGTACGGAGGGCCGTCGATCCGGGAACGATCTTAGAAGTCTTCCGGTGCACGAAGAGCACGAAGGGGTCGTAGCGCTTCCCGATGTCGGCGGTTACCAGGTATTCGTTCATCTAGAACTCCATCGCGGCCGTCTCGGCGACGGGGATCGCCGCGAGGTTGAGCGGAGCCACGTCGCTGTGGCTGAGCATCTTCGCTATCTCGTCGTAGGCGAAGACCTGATCGAGCGGCTCCACGAACTCGCCGAGGTTCTCCTGGCGGTACATGAGCGGGCCCTGCCGGCGGAGCATGCGAAGCTGCTCCTCGAGGCGCCGATGACGCGGCGAGTAGTAGCCGTGGATGCCCTTCGCAGCGCACTTCGCCGCGAAGGCCTCCTCGGGCTCGGCGGGAACGAGCTGCTGCTCGAGGTCGAGCACGTCCCAGGGCGCGCGGATGTGATACCGCGAGGCGCTCGGATCCTGCATGGAGTCGAAGAAGAAGCCCTTGCGCCCGTGCGGCGTGGAGATGACGTAGAGGGTCGCCTCGGGATTGTCGGTGAGCATGGGGAGGACTGCCGAGGTGTAGACGATCTCCTCGATGCGGGAGGCCTCGTCGATGATGATGAGCCGCGGGCCCTGGTCGTACTGGGAGAATCCGCGAGCGCTCTTCTCGGTAGCGGCGACCACGATTATACGGGAATCATTGGACAGGAGGATGAGCGAATCCGAGGACCGAATGATCTCCGGATACTCCGGATCGAAGCCCATGAAGACCTTGAGCTTCATCATGTCCTCGATGGCCTGGGACTCGGTAGCCGCCGCGATGACGGTCAGGGATCCGGGGTAGTACTTCGCGCTGTGGGCCGCGGGCTTCACGACGACGGTAGACTTGCCGCCCTGGCGAGCCCCGTCGATTACGATGAAGGGGCTCGGGTCGTCGAGGACCGCGGCCTGCCACGGGAAGAGCGATCGCCGCTCTACGTGCTCCACCCACTGCCGAGGGGATAACGTGTAGCGGAGATCGTCAACCGTGGCGCACATGCTCACCAAGGCCTCCAGCGGCGTTCAGAATCGATATCGCTCGAGCTCGGGCGAGCGAGCGTATCGGGCAACGTGTGGGCGAGCGCACCCTGGTACACGTAGCGATAGCTCCCGCGCTCGTACACGATAACCACCTGATACTGCCCGCGTGGCGTCTGCAGCTTGCGCGGGTTCGAGATCGCCTTTTGATACTGCGAAGCCCGAGCGGCCTCGGGAGCCGTGTCGTAGGTCTTCGTCGCCATACTTCCCCCTATACACCCGAACTTGAATTGTATCTAGCCCTAAGCGTAGGTCCCCAATCGATGCGTGATGCACCGTGCTAATAAAGTGGCATTTTTGCTATTGACAACCTGAGGGGATTTTCTCGGTGCTTTCTTCGCCGGAGGCGTCCTCGAAAGGTTGTACGATTTACCGGTAGCCTGGTTGTAGTAGGTCTCGCCGTTGTCGAGAGCTCGCCGGACCTCGCGCTTGCTCTTCGTGCTGCGTGCCTTCACGTGCTTGTAGAGCGCCAGGAGGCCCTCGATGTGCTTCCCGTTCACCCATACGTCGACGGGATGTCGTCCTAGTCGTCCGTGCATTGCTTACCCCTGGGATCCGCCGGTCGTCACGGTATCGGAGAGCTCCGCGAGCTCGCCGACGATGAAGGGCTTCGATTCAGGACAGTTTTTAATGATCCGCATGAGCATGGTCTTTACCGCGAGGACGGATATGTATCCCTCCGGGACCGCGGATTTCTTGCTTTCGTCCTCCACGCGGAGCTGCACGAGCTGCAGTTTTACCATGGTTTCCATGATGTTCGAGAGCTCGCGTATCGCCCCGAGCTTGTTCGCGTCCGCGCTTTTCCCGGATGCTGTTCTGTAGATATGCCGGGCCTTCTTGCGCAGATCGAGGAGCTCGTCATAGGCGGATATGAACGTACCAAGGCGCCTTTTTTTCTCATCCGACATGTTCGGCTCAAGGTCGAGCTTGCCCTGCTGCGCGAGGCTCACGGCGGTGCTCGCCTCCGCGGCCATGTGCGCCTGGTGGCCTTGGATCTGTCGGCGAGTCACGCCGAAGGCCTCGCAGATATCGCGCGTCCGCTTATGCTCGAGTATTGCGGCTTCGATTGCTGGCCGTTGTGTCGATTCGCATATCGTGCAATGCCTGCCCATATTCCGCTACAGCTCCCTCGTTCCGTGCATCGTTCATGCACGGTATTTACCCGTTATCCGCGCTTTCCGTTCAGCTAGGCCCCGGCGGCGGCGATTCCGTACGCTTCGGCTCGTCTTTCCGTCCTCAGGTACAGCACGGGATTTGCCTGGAGGCCTCGAGCCTCCCGGGCTGCCCATTCGAAGAGCGGCCCCCAGAGGTGGGCGAGCTCGAGCCAGGAATCCTCCTCCACTTCACCGCTTCTTGGTCTTGGAGGGCTTCGCTTCCCGGGAAGCGCCGAGTTATCCACAAGCGCGGCGGACCGCGCCTCTTGATTCCTTCCTGAGGAGAAGACAGAGAGAGCTTGTAGAGCTCTCTCTGTCTTCTCCTTCCTTCCTTCCTTCCTTCGCATTGCATCCGGAATGCGTGTGCATTGCGGATGCATATGCATGTGCAATGCATGTGCATTGCTCGTGCATTGCACATGCATCGGAGCGGCCGCCGGGAGATCCTGGGGCGTCTCGAGGATGAGTTCCGGCTGTTCTTCCTTGACTTCCGAGGGATTGGGAGGGTCCGGATCCGCGGGCGGCGGTGGGGGAGGGGCTTCGGCTTGCCGAGGCGGATCCTCCTGGCTGGGACGCTTGCTAGGGGGAGAAGAGCCTGCCTTCCACCTCGAAGCGGCAGCCTTCTTCCCCCTCGTCGAGGCCGTGTGCATTCGATCCCGGTCCTCGTCGACCGAGGGTACGGAGACGACCTGGCCCGTAATGACGATGAGCCGAACCGCCTCCAGCTTCGAAAGGAGGTCCTTGAACGGCTCCTCCTCTAGCTCGAGGGCTCGCATCGTGTATGCGCGAACGTAGTCCTCGCCGAGATCCAGGCTCCCGCCGGCGCGCGCCACGATGCCACAGAGGGCCCAGTAACGGCCCTGCATGGCCCAGCCTTCGGCCTTGTAGCGCAGCCTGAGAGCGACCGCTTCTGGTTGGTTCCAGTCGTCTGCCTGGAGTGTGAAAAATGATAGCGCTTCCATTAACGATCCTTCGCGTTTGTCTCGGCCCGCTCTCCGATGGCCGCGAGGAGGTCGCGGTAGTTCCCAAACCACTCGGTCACCATGCGCCGCATAAGGCCCGCGCCCTCGCCCTTGGCCCAGAGGCCGAGGACTTCGACGCCCGAGGCCCAGGCTGCGCCGACCTCTGCCCAGGCGTCGGTCCCGCTCGGGCCGATGTAGACGACGAGGTCGGACTCGGTCGCGCCGTCGGTGTCGAAATAGAATTTCTGCCTTCCGTCCTTGGAGTTGATCCAGGCATCGAGGCCGCCGGCATTGGCGATCCCCTCGAGGTCCGTAGATTCGCGGACGAACGACTTCACAACGTGGCCGAGGGCCTCGAGGCGGTCGGTCAGGAGCTCCACGGCGTGCTGGTTCTTCCAGCTACTAGCTATGTAAATCGTCAGGCTTTTCATCTAGCAGTCCTTCCCGAGCTCTCGGCGCAGAACCTCGGCGAGGTATGCGGGCTCGGCGCCTGGTCCGTGGCACACCATGTCGTAGATCTCTCGCGCGATGAGATCCCACTTATCAGGCTCAGGTTTCGCCTCGGGCTCGGGAATGGGAATAGTCGGTTCTTTCCCTACCTCTGGATTGTTTCCGCAGCCATCGCAGGCCGAGGGAATCGAGGCGCTGCAATCGCCCAGGCCTAGGCCGCAAGGAAGCCGGGGGCAGAGAGCGGCGCGAAGTTCTGCGAACTCGGCACGCGAGAATACACGATCCGTCTCGTCGCCGAGGCTCGGGTCGATCGGGACCTCGTCCATGAGGGTGAGGAGCCCCTGGGCGGCCCCCTGCAGCGCCCTGGTTTCTGGCGTGGAGGCGAGGGCGGCATCGATCTGTGCGATGTCCTCGACGATATCCTGCCGTTCGGCCTCCGTAGCCGGGTGTCGCTTGTACGCGGCATCGTGGTCGGAGAGTGCCTTGGAGGCATATTCCCGCCCGAGCTCCAAGGCTTCCCGGATGGCGTTCTTCTCTTCTGGCTTCATGATGTGCCCCCATTGGCGTCAGGCGGTACCGCCCTGAGGAGCGCGGCGGCTTCGGGGTGGTCGGCTATGTACCGGGCTCGTTGGGCCTCGCTGAGGGCATATCGCTGCATGTGCTGGACGAGGGCGAAGAGGGCGAGCGCAGAGGCGTTCCGATGCCCTTTGACCTCGGCGTACATGTCCGCCTCGGCGCGCATTCGAGGGATTAGGGAGAATTCGATCGTCTTCGATGCCATACGCTCACCTGAACGAGCCGATGAGGGTATCGACCAGGCTCGCGACGAGCCGCTTCCGGTCCTCGCTCCCAGAAGGGGGGATCTCCATAGAGCCGCTTCCGAGCTTGTCGAGGATCCGCTCGACGACCGCCGGGAGCAACGCTTCGCGGATCCGCTCGAGCGTTTCTTGGAGCTGGTTGGCGCCGCGCTCGAAGCGCATCCGCAGCCGGCGCTCCTCGTTGTACGTGGTCCGTACAGTTATCGCGGCGGCCACGTCCCACGGATCCCCCGAGTCCAGGACCGTGAGTATCTTCTCCAGCGCAGCCGGATAGTGGTCGGTTCTGGGCCTGGCCTCTGTGGTTTCGATTACCTGTGCGTTGTTGTCCATGATCCCCTCCCTGCTAGTCCGCGACGGGCGTCGACCCCGCATACCGATGAGCGGTCCCTACCGCCATGCAACATCGGCGTCCTCCAGCCTTGAACGACGCGGACGAAGAGCGGGCGGCCGGTGGCGGTACGAGGGCCTTGGTACCGGCCGCCCCTGTATGGGCTCGAAGCCCTGGCCGATCACATCGGCCGTTCTGTCGATGAACGGCGCGGCGCAATGGCTATCAGCCACGCCGCGCCCCCGGCTGGCCGTCGGCCCATCCGACGCGCCGGGTGTGGATCATTCGCCTTCAGCCGCCGGCGGTCTGGTCCCGCGCGAGCGCGTGCATCCGGCTCCGCGGGTCGTAGGTGCAGGTGGGCCTCAGGCGGTACCTGGCGGACGTGCCGCGACGCATGAGGCCGGCCAGCATGTAGACGGTGAAGACCAGGGCCGCGTAGACGAGGTAGGCGATGACGGGCTCCGCGAAGAGTACGCTCATCGTACGGCCGGGCGGAGCGGCGATCCCGACGATCGCGCCCTTCTCGAAGCCGAGGACGGGGAGGGGGTAGCTCGAGGCCCCGCTCGAGGGGACGGCCTCGAGCGGGGGCTCCCCTCTGGGCGGGCTGGCGATCGCCGGCAGGGCGAAGCACACCGCCAGCGTCATGGCCATGAGGAGCGTGACGATCTTCCTCATGTGGAACTCCTTTCCCGCGCTAAAGCGGCGCGGACGCATTTTTAGCCCGTAGAGCATCGAGAAACGGCTTGAGAGAGACTTGGCGGAAGGTCGGCTTTCCATTGCGATCGGGATTCCCTTCGATGAAGAGCTCCCGATCCCCCCCCCGTGCCGCGGCGAAGACCGCATGCTCGGCGCAGAGGTTGCGATTGCCTGCCTTGACGACGGACGGAGCCCCGCAGGGACGTATTGCCTTCGCCGTAGAGTTCCATTCCTCGAAGCAGCAGGGGGCAGGGGAAGTCTTGTAGTTGGCGAGATTCAGGAGCATGAGTTTCATTTATTCCTCGAGCGAAAGGAAGACGTCGCCTTTGCTCGCCGCACGGGGCGTGGTTGCGATGTCGTCGGCGGTGAAGTCGTCGTCGGGTTCGAAGTGGGAAACCGGCTCGGCCCCCTCGCCGAAGGGATCGATATAATCCTCCTCGAGGACCCAGACGCTCTCGATCTTCTCGGTCTTGAGTTCTCCGGCCGTTCGGGCTTCCTGCTCAAGCTGCTCTTCAGTGAGCGCGGAGAGCTGTTCCTTCAATTCGCGGTATTTCATCCTTACACCTCCTCTGCAAACAAGCCGAAGTCGAGTCCTCGCATCCAGAGGACCTCTGTCCTATGCGCTGAACCGTCGGTGAGAGCTTCCCGCTCGGCGCGATCCCATCCGCGGTACAGTTCTTCATAGAGGGCGCTCGGGTACCCCGAAACGATGACGGCGCCCTCGAGGCCGCAAAGGGCCGCGGCGAGTTCCTCGTGGTCCTGATCGCTCATCTCGTACTCGTAGTGGCCCTTGCCGGATTGCCAGGTCCGCGTTTCGGCGAGGTAGGGCGGGTCGATGTAGTGGAGCGTTCTGGGGCTGTCGTAGTAGCGGATCACGTCGAGTGCGGGACGATGCTCGATGACAACGCCCTGAAGGCGCTCAATGACTGCCTCGAGGTTGGCTCCGAGGCCGGCCCAGTCGGTCCCGGGATGCGTCCCTCGACGGGTGGCCAAACCTCGGAAGCCGGTTCGGTGGCGAGCGCTCGTCGCGGTCGAACCGACGCCCATGCCGCAGCGGACCATCGTCCGCCGGGCTTGTTCGAGAGCATCGTCGGTCTCCTCGTAAGAGAGCTCGAACTCCTCGCGGGCGAAGGGAGTCAACTCGACGAGGCGCCGGAGCTCCGGCCCGCGGTCGCGCGCCATCCGGAAGAGATTGACCATCTCGCTCGAGAGGTCGTTGTAGACCTCGCAGTAGCTCCGGTCCTTACGCAATAGCACGCTCGCCCCCCCCCCGTAGGGCTCAACATAGGTCCGGTGGCCCGGGAAGAAGCTGATTATCCAGGGCGCGAGGCGCCACTTGCCCCCGTGGTAGCGGACGATGGGGCGAGCCGGGGATGCTGTCACGATGCTCCTCGCTTCAACGGCGATTGGTGTCCATGCTGGCCACGCCTTGCGGCTACTCCGCGAGCTCCCAGTCCTCGGCCAGGAGATCCGTCTGGCTGGCGAGCCACGGTACTCGCGCGCCCTGGGGGAACGAGACGCGCATGGGGTCCTGCTCGTACACGAGATAGAGATAGGGCAGCGTATTTTTGCTACCCTCGTCGGGGGACTGAAGAGCTACGTACATGTTCCGACCATTCCAGCCGGCGCGCCGTACGTGCTCCCCCTGCTTGATTCTGCACAGGGCTTCGCTGAAGCCGAATCGAACGATGCCGTCCGGCTGCGATACGCATCCATTTCCCATTTCCATATCCGTCCTCCTCTCATTCGATTCCCGGGCTAGGCCCGGTGAGAATCTCGTTGTGTGGTTACTTGAGATTGACGTTCGGGATGATGACTGACGGCTTGAAAATGACGCGATACCGCGACGCCGAGGCGTCGCTCGCTTCGAGCTGTTCCGAGAAATAAGTTACGTTATCTGAGAGGCCGAGGTAGTGCTTGAGGTACTCGCCTGAGTCGGTCTTTACGGTGACGACAAGATCGCCATCGCTGTCCACGATGATCGCAAGGCGGCCCTCGATGGTCAGAATGTATTCGCCGTTGATGCCGTTGTAGAAAACCACGCGGCGATATAGCTCGAAGTTCTGCTCCGAGCGTTCGAGATTGTGCCGCGCTACGACCGCGTCGTCCGAGCACCCGGCGAACATGAGCGCCAGCGCAAAAACCACCAAGACTACAACTAAGAGCTTCTTCATGTCTCCCTCCTGTCCCTGGCTTCCCGGGCTAGGCCCGGGCTGCTACCATGCGGCGAGCCTCGAGTATCTCGAGCTCGCGTATCCGCTCTTCCGTAGCCGCATCCGCCGCGTCGAACTGCCGGCATCCGTTCCCGGCCCAGGTCCTTGCGCGCTTGCCCTGCTTCTCGCAGTAATCCCACGAGGTCAACCGCCGCCGGAAATGGCTGCAGTATTCACAGGTCCGATACGGCGATATCTTCAAAAGATCCCCAGTTCGAGGTCCCGCGCCTGCGGCCGCGAGTGCATACGCGCCGGCGGAGGCTTCGGAAGTACTGCGGTTTCGGTGGGCCTCTTCGGAGGAGGGAGCGGCCCCTCGGCAATCGAAGAGACGTTGGCGGCCCCGGGCTCGATACTCCACGGCCCTACCTGCGAGAATCCCCCCGCTCGACGAATGGCCCAACAATCGACGGCGACGTGTCGAGCGTCATACTCATTGACCGCCTCGACGAGCAGAGAGACGACGATCGAGACTTCGAAGCGCGGCATTACTGTCTCCCGCCCTCTGCGGCGGCTTCGTCCCGCTGACGGATCTCTTCGGCGGCCCTGGTCTCGGCTTGGGCGTAGATCTCGCCGAGCTCGCCGAGGCCGTTCTCGAGGGCGTACTCGACGAGCGACGAGAGGAGGATCCGATCGCGCATCCCCGCCTCGAGGTCGAGCTCGGCGGTATCGAGCGGAGCGAGGACCTCGACGAGGAAGCGCCGGCGCTCGTCGCGCCGCCCGTCCTCCAGAGCGAACCTGACGGTGCAGCCGACCGACTCCAGGAGTCGGACGAGCTTCGCCTTGGACGCGAGGATGTCGCGCTGTTCTTCGATTGCTCGGGAGCTGAGCATCACGCGACCTCCGCAGGAACGGCCATGATGAGCCGATCGAGTTCCTCGACGACGGGCTCGAGATCCTCACCCCTAGCGATCCCCGTCGCCCGCATGACGATGAACGCGAGGCGGGCCTGCCGCGGGACGCCGCGGTCCCGGGCCCTCGCGTAGGACCTCCGGCCCTGCGCGCTTCGGTAGTAGAAGAGGGCGAGTTCCGCCTCGGCGCGGATCTGGGACGGGCTCATCGGCGCCCCCGATACCCGATGACCC